TTTCTGCTTCATTATCTAATAATGGATCAAAAGTGCTAATATTTGAATTACTAACATTATTAAAGGGATTAGAAATAAATGGATAGTTTTTTTTTATTGTTAGTTTTTGACCAATAGATTGAGTTATATTTAATTTTTTATTCCAAATTGGAAGATTTTCAAAATCATCTAAATTGTAAATTTCTTTTTTTAGGGTAAGAGCATTATTTTTATTTTTAAAAAAAGAATTTTTTCTTTCGATAGAATCTACTGAATCAAATCCGGTTTCAACAATATTATACAAAAATTCATTTACTTTTGTGCTTGTTAATTCAGTAATGTCATTTTCAGTTATTTCATTATAAGAAACCATAAAATCTAATTTTTTATTTATTTTTGAAAATAGATACATCTCAGATAATGGATACTTATTTCTACTTCCCGGTTTGAAGCATTCCATTAGTATTTTTTCTTTTACTTTTAAAATAGTATCATCTTTATAGATAAATGATTTAATTTTATGTTTTATAATATTATTTTTATCAATTAAACTGATTTCCTTAGTAGATAAATATTTTTTTTCATCTATATTTTCTATATCTGGACCACCGAATATAAATATTTCTTTTACTTCATTATTTTTAACAAGATTAATTTTATATATTTCAGACATCTATATAAATATAACTTATTTTTTTATTATATAATTATGAATATTGTTGTTGCTGTTTGTAAAAATGGTGGAATTGGTTTTAAAAATAAATTACCATGGACGCTTAAAAACGAAATCAATTATTTTAAATATTTGACTATAGGACAAGGCAATAATGCTGTTATTATGGGTAAAAATACCTGGCTTGGTTTTACCAGAGCATTGCCTAAAAGAGAAAATTTTGTATTAAGTAGAAAGATAAGAAAAAATATTGGAGCTAAAGATTTTAATTTCATTAGTAATCTCGATAATTTTAATTTTGATAAATATGATGATGTATGGGCTATAGGTGGACAAAATATGTATGAAAGTGTTTTATATATGGGATTGGTTAAAAATATTTTTATAACTGAAATAGAAGAAAATTATGAATGCGATACATATTTTCCTGATATTAACCTTGATTTTAATCATACTTATAAATCAATTCCTTTTGAGGAAAACAATACTACATATACTATGAATGTATATTCACACAAATATTATGATAGTATTGTTTTTGGTGAATACAAACAAAAACAAATGAATAAATGTTTGGAAGCTACTAATAAAATATAAATATTTTATATTAAAGATTTTTAGTTAATATAAAATATATGACTGTTCATGTTTATACAGTAGGAACTGACAAAAATATGATGGGAAGTATTATTGAGACTGAAAAATTATTTGATGTTAAGGTTAATTACCTTATGCCTGAAAAATGGTATGGTTTTTTTACAAAATTAAATGAAGTAAACAATGTTATTCAAGATTTACCTGATGATGATATTCTTTTATTCATAGATTGTTATGATATTATGATTAATTCAAATATGGATGAAATTATTAATAAATTTAAATCTTCTAATAGTAATTTATTAATCAGTGCTGAATTAGTTTGTTTTCCTGATTATCTAAAGGAAAAAATGGATAAAACACCTCCTTTTAATATAAAAAATAAATATCCAAATGCTGGAGGATATATTGGCTACATAAAAGATGTAAAAAAAATGATGAATTGGAAAAATGATGAAATTAAAAAAGAAATGTGTGAAAAAGGAACAGACCAGGCTTATGTTATTAACTATTATTGTGAAAATTGTAATAATGAAAATATCAAATTAGATACTAATGCTGAAATTTTCCAAAGTTTACACGCCGTTTCTTGGCAGGAACTAGAAATAAAAAATGGTAGAGTTCATAATACTGTTCTTAATACTACTCCCTGTTTTCTTCATTTTAATGGTGGCTCTATGGTATGTGACCCAAGAGCAGATATTAGATGGACGTTTTTAGATAAAATTTATAGGTCCAAACACGTTCCGAATGAAGTATTCAAAATAGAAGGTGTTAAACAATGTTTTTGGAAAACTGGGAAAGCATTATCACAAATTTAATTATTTCTTTTTTCTTCTTCTACGTGTTCTTTTTCTTCGCAATTTCTTTTTTCTTCGTGATTTCTTTTTTTTATTTCCACCTCTAAACCGGCTAGGTGGCTCCAAATAAATACTTGCGTCTGCCAACGCATCACTATCCCTACGACTGTGTTGGCCTAAATTATTCCTCATGCTTTTCAAGTGTTTATCCCATTGTTCAGTCTCTGTTTCATAATCAGAATTATGCGTATTATTATTTAGTTTATAATTAATCCAACTTTTTATTATACCAAGTTCTTCTGCTAATATTTTTATATTTTTTTAATTTGTAACTGATAAAATATTAGTGTCTGCTAATTCATATTTAATATCATCTAATTGTTTTTGGATGTCATTAATTTTTAATCCAAGATTTTTATGCTTTCCTGATCTTTTATCTCCTATTCTATTCCGCAAATTATTAATATTTCTTTGAATTTGACTAATTTTTTTTCCTAGTTTCTTCATTTTTTTTCTACCACCTCCTTTAAAATTATAAGTTGTTGGTCCTCCTTCTAGCATTTCTGGATAGGGTGATTGTGCTCTTATTTGTCTTATTTTGGCATTATGTTTTTTTTGTCTTTCATTACTCTCTTTTTCAGCGTCATCAAAATCTTTATCAAATCCATAACCATCAAATTTTATTTTATTATGTTTATTATCTATTCCAGCCACAAACATATCTTTTACAACCTCAAATCCATACTTTTGTACTAAATCTTCGAAATACTTTTTCTTGTTTTCACTTTTTGCGTCCTCTAGGGCTTCATTAACTAAACTGTCTGGTAAATTATTTACAACATTTCGTGAATAAGTACCAAAATCAGTATTATATAATGGAACTGGTTCTGGAACATTATTAAAGCGGAAAAAAATTTCTGCTTTCTTTGGTAGTCTTTTTTCTTTTTTTGTGCGAGTTTTTTTTTTAGAAGATTTTTTCTTTTTGGCACCTTTTTTCTTTTTAACACCGCCTTTTAATTTTTTTTTACCATTTAAAATTGCTATGGCCGTTTCAAGTCCATTCACTTCAACCGCATTTATAAAATCGGTAAAAGATTGGTCTTTCATAATCTCTTTAAGATATTTAATATTATCTTCTTTTTCTCTTATAGCTATTACATGGTCAATTGCACTTTTTAATCCATAATTATTTTTAATTATTATTAGATCATTTATAAACTTGTCTCTTTTATCCATTTATAATATATTTACAAAATAAATTATAAATCATAATAAGGATTGTCACTTATAGTCATACCACAATATGGTTTTGGTTTCTTTTTATAATCTTCTGCTTTATATATTCCCATTTCTACAGCATTTTCTAAAAGGAATTTAAAATTTTCCCAAAAATCTTTCTTGTGACCAACTGATTCAGTCATAACATGTGCTAGTTCATGAATAGCAACAAATGTTAAAGTATTTTCATCTATTAGTTTTGAACCATTTTTAGTTGTAGTAGTACAGAACGCGATTTTTTCTCCTTTATTTTCCGAGTATGCGGTAAATTCACTAGTTGGTAAAATTTCACTTATTTTCCTAGGATTAAAATTTTTTGCCATTCTAATTACATTGCTCCTGTCTGGATATTTTTTTTTCATATATTTTACTAAAGATTCTAACTTACCAGTAACTTTTGCTAGTAAATCTGCTACTAATTCCAATTTTGGAGTTTCTCTTACACAATATTTATGTCCATCAACATCACTTATTATGCACTTTAAATGAAACATCTCAGATTCAAAATAAATTTTTATACAAAATAAAAGCACAAAAAATATTACTAAATAACCAAATATGTTAATATCTAAGCTCATTTATAATATATTTGGATTAAAACTAAATCATATTAAATAATATATGAATTAGTTATATTTATTGTCCAATCTCAAGAGGTCTGCGAGAAGTATCTGCCGTAATCGTGCTCTGATTCCAAGGTCCAGTGTTGGTTTGAGGGTTAGGAGGCTCGCTTCTTAACTGAAGATTGGCATTTCTTAAACTCTGTCCAACTGTATTAATTCCAATGTGCCATCCTGCCTTTAAGAGACTTACATTTTTAAGGTCTCCAGAACCCATTGGGTTTAATTTACTGAATTCACTGTTTGTATCATTAGGAAGTAACTCAGATGGGTCAACTACCTGTTGCTTGGCACAGCTTGGTGGTAATCCATATGTATCAGTTACTGTTCCTGTTGCTGAAGCATGAGAAGAATTCTGTCCTAAAGGCTTAGAAGGAGAAAAGCTTCCGTTAGGAGCAGTATCTACTGCCTCTGCTGCTTTTGTAGCACCAGTATTTAATTCAAGAGGGAAACTGTTTTTATTCTGTGAATAGTAGTAGAGGGCTCCTACAGCAATAACACAAATAATTACAAATGTAACACCTCCCTTTTTTAAAAATGGAAACATCTTAGTTAAGGTTTTTGGAAGTTTCATTATATATTAATCCAAACATAAAATTTTTTCAATATAGCTTAGTTTTCGCTAAATAATTTATCATCCTCAATAAAGTCCTCCTCCTCACTATCTTCATATTCTTCATCACTACTATCCATAATATCCAACATATATAATTCCTTGATTTTTTTGGCTTCTAGATAAGCCTTTATTGCTTCATTTTTTGCCCTTTTTGCTTTTTCCCTAGCTGCTTTATAAATATCTAAATAAACTTCATTTGGTTCTTTTAATTTTATTGTATCAATATTATCAATATTCAATTCTATTTCTTCTAAATCATTCGTTTTTTCTAAAGATTTATCTTTTTTATCATTAAGTTCTTTTTCAACATCTGAAATCACTTTTTCCTTAATATCTAAATTTTCTTTTTCATCATTATTTTCAGATTTTTCATTTTTATCAGTATATTCATTAATTTCTGTAATTTGTTCATTTTCTTCATTTTCTTCATTTTCTTCATTTTCTTCATTATCTTCATTTTCTTCATTTTCTTGATTATCTTTATTTACTACATCTTCATTTATTTCTACATCTTCATTTTCTTCTACATATTCATTTGTTTCTTCTTCTTTTTTATCATCTCGATATACACCATCTGATTTTTCTTCTAAGTTTTTATCTTCATTATCAGTTTTTTCTAAATCTACATTTTCTGAAACTAATTTATCATTACTTATTTCAATCTCATTTTCATCTATTGTATTTACTTCATATGATGTATTCTCATCTGATAAATTATTTTTGTCTAATTTTTTTATATCTGATTTATTATTTTCTAATTTAATTAAACATCTGTTAAATAATGGTTTTTCATTTATTACCATAATTTGTCTTAAACATATATCTAAATGAAAACTTTGACTAGAAAATTTTAAACCAATTATTTCAATTATTGATACTATTTTTTTATCAGCAGTTACATCATTTAGCGTTAATTCATTTTCATCTGTATCATAAATTTGTATTGAACTATTATTTATTCTTTTTCTTTTATGAATAAACGTCCTTAATAACTGCATTTTTCTATACGATCTTAATGAATCATTCCAGTGATATTCAATATCATCCATCGTTAGTTCTTCGTGAAACCATTTTGAATTATTTTCAAATATCAATATTCTTATTGTTTCTTGTAATTTTTCCATCCAAATTATAAAACTTTCATTATTTTCGTCAAATAGTAAATCACAATACAATTGTTTAACTGTTTTGTGAATACCATTTTTTGTTTTACATTTAGGAGTTTGTATTATTATAGGATTTCCATTAATTTCTAAATTAGCACAAAATGTTCCTCCTTGTAAGGCTCTAGGAGTTTTTATTAAAATATCTTCAAACGGATAATCTTCAGTTGGATGTAATAAATTTTCCATTTGATAAAATGTAGAAAAATAACTTTAACTAAGTTACGCAAAGAATAATAAAAATATATATAATCATTAATAATGGATATTAAAGAAACTATAATTAATGAATGTCTAAATGTTTTAAAAAAAAAGGAAGTTAAAGAAGAATTTAAAGAATTGATGCGTCCTCTTATTGATATGTTAATTCAAGATATATATCCCTATATTTTTTTATCGATTATTTTTGTTATTATTAGTTTTTTATTAATTTTAGGAATTTTTATTCTTCTGCTTCAAAATAGAAAAGTTAATATTTTTAAAAAAACATAATTTTCTAATTATACTATATAATGCCTAATAAAACTAGAAGAAAATCAAGAAAAAGTCGTAAAAGAAGAGGAGGAAGTATTGTAGGTGCTCTTAAAACCGCATTATTACCTTTCCTTATGTTTAAATTACAAAAAAAACAGCAAAAGAGAGTTGCTCGTAAAAAAAGAAAATCTAGAAAGAGAAGAAAAACTATGAGAAAAAAGAAATAAATATCGTACAAATGTATTAAATAATCATTTATATGATATATATATGTCAGATGAATTTCAAAACAATATACAAAATTGGGTTTCAATAGATAATAGAATTAAAAATTTAACTCAACAAACTAAGACTTTAAGACAAGAAAGAAATAATTTAACTAATAATATTTTTACATATGCTGAAAGTAATAATTTAGAAAATGCTGTTATTCAAATTACTGATGGTAAGCTTAAATTTCAAAATGTTAAACAAACTTCCCCATTAACATTTCGTTTAGTTAGAGAAACTTTAATAGAGTGCTTTGATAATGAAACTATGGTTGATAATATTATTGAAAAGTTAAGAAATAAAAGAGAAACTAAATATAATTATGACATAAAAAGAACATATAACTAAACAATTTAAAAAATTACCCACTCTTTTATCAAATGAATAAAGTTATATCCTGGGAAAATAAAAAAAATGATGAGCCTTTAAATTACGATAATAAAATTTTAAATCTATTTCAAAATTTACAAAAAATTGAAAAAAAAAATAAAAATATTATTTTTCAAGAATGGTTACAAAAAAAAAATATTGATAATATTCAATATAAAACTATTATTCATCATTTATGTAATGATTTAATAAATATTATCAAAGATTCTAATTTCACAATAACAAATGAAAAACAACTTAAAAATGAAATAGCAACATTTATATATTCTGTTAGTCATAAATAATATGTCTGCTTATGAAGAAGAAGAATTCGATCCTGTTGATTATTTAAAAACTCTCACTTTAGAAGATTTTTTAAATAATGAAAAAACTAAAAATATTATATTAGAAGACCACCAATACAATTTTGATAAAAATTTAAAACCTAAAATAGAATATTTATATAAAAATTATAATACTAGTTTTAGAGATGAAGAGTTATTCGGTAATGATTGGGATAATGAATTAGCTGAAAGTTTTTCTCATTTGGTTTCTAATTTTATTTCATTAAAACCTAATTTAAATATTTTTTATGAAAATCCAGAGCTTGCCTGTGATTTAATTAAGTTAAAAGAATAAATAAATTATGAAAGATATATATAATGAATAAAAATGATTTTACATTCTATGAAAAAAATGGAAAAATTTTCAGTATGGGTTTCGAATTTAATAATATGTTAAAAACTAACAATTTACCGGCAATGGTCGGTGGTGGTTCTAGTAGTAAAATGGATAATATTGGCGTTCCTATTAGTTTGGCGTTACTAAATACTGAACCTCGCACATCTGATATAAAACAAGTTGGTGGTAGTGTTATTGATAATAATTTGTTCAATAAATTACTTCATTTAGCTGAACAAAGAAAATCTACTAATTCTAAAACAAAAAAAAATTTCAAAAAAAGACGAAATAAAACTAGAAAAAATAAATAGAAAACTTAAAAACAAATTTTAATATTATATTAATTACTATGGTTACAAAAAAGAAGGTGTGTAGTATTTGTTTAGAGAGTGTAAAAAAATACGCAGATTTAAATCTTAATTGTGAATGTAAATACTATGTTCATTACTCTTGTTATTATAAATGGTGGAAAGTAAATAAATCATGTATTATTTGTCACGAAACTGCCTTTAAACCTAATAGACCTAAATTATCAAATAAAACTCTTCGTCATAGAAATAAAAAAAAATATTGGAAAAGAAAAATAAATAATAGCAATATCCAAAGATATGATAATGAAAGAATAAGTGAAACTAACGAAATCACCTTTATAGTTAAATTATATACTATGTTTATTTTTAAAATACTTATGTATTGTTTTATGTATTTATTTATTGTTTATATTTTTAAAAAAATATTTTAGTTTTTATTATATAAAAAAACATAATAAAAACGCCTAATTATTTAAAACCCACTCTTCAATTATGAAAAGAAAAAAAATTGTTTTTTAATTATTGAGACCACTTCTCATAGTTAAATGGTGCTAAAAGAATTGAATGTAAATTATTTTTATACTTTTTAGATAATTTATTTATTTTTATCTCATCAGGAGTTAATGGATATGGTGTGGCATTATCCATCAAATCTTGTTCATCTTTAGTTATTTTTGGTTTTGAACCAAAACAATTTACACCAAATTTGACATTCTTATTTTTTATGTAACCTCCATTTATTCCCGGTCTTCCACAGTTGTGTTCATGTCCTTTAATTTTTTGAAGATTATCCCATGTTTTTGTTTGAGTTGGATATAAAGCCATTTGATTATCTGACCAACCATAATTACACCATTCCGCACCACTTTTATAAGCATTTTCTATCTGTGAATATGTCGCTAATTTACTACCGTATGCTTTACACAATGCTTTAGCATCAGTGTATGTATATTCATTTCCTGGAATATTAAATACTTCACCAACTTCTGTATTTTTTACTTCCTCCTCTTCACTATCGCCATCATTTTTTTTTGAATTATATGATTTTTCAATTAGTTTTTCTTCAGGGCTTATTTCAACATCTACTTGAGGTGTTCCATGAAAAAGATTATGTATTCCTGCGTTTATATCTATTTTAAAAAAATACTGAATACCATTAATTAATACTAAAAATATTAATAATCCCCACATTATTATTTCTATTACTGATAATCCTCTATTAGGAACTATTGATTCTTGATAATTAATATTATATCCTAAATAACTAAATATTATAAAGTAAACAAGTATTATCACACTTAAAATTATTAATACTAATGGATTACTTGTTCCAATAGCATTATTCATACTATCATATATGTGAGAGAATCCTTGAGTAGGTGATACATTAATCGAATTTACCTTATCAGATAGTTCTGAAAGCACTTCATTTGGAGATACATTATTCGAACTCATTTATATATATATATATATTGTATTACTTTTTTTGTTTTCTATAGAAAAAACAATAGGCCTTTGGAGTTTTCAAACTCCCTAAATCTATCTCAGTACAATTTGTGTCGTTAAAATGATACCATTTATTATTCGCATTTTTTATATAAGCGGTATAATGTCCTCCTGCTGTTCCACCTGAATGATTACAAATACCATATAAATCATATTTATATGAATCTGAATCATATCCTGCTATATGTTTTGAAAAATCTAAATTTTCTAGTGGAAAATCTACAAAACTTTGGTCCTTTCTTCCATCATTTCCGAATCTTTTTAAAGTTATTACTAATATTTTTGGTAAACTCCAAAATGTTAATTTTTTTTCTGCTACTTCTTTCTTTTTTGTTTCTTCATTAAAAATTCTATTATCTCCATCTAATTTCTCTTTTAAAGTGTATAATTCTATTGATTTTTCTAAAGTTTTTTCATTACTAATTGGTAGAGATAAATTAAAAAAAGGTTCTGGAACTATATTTTTATAACTACTTTCTAATGACTCTACATTTGATACATGAATTCCAAAAAACATATTCAAAAATTCTGAATATTCTTTTTTATACATATTTTTCATCATATTATAACAAGATTCTGCTAATTTATCTGTATCAGTTATTGCCGAACCTTGTATTGTCATTTCAACTTCTCTACTTATAGACGTGTGAAAACATTCTGTTACAAACTGAAGAAATTCTGTTAAATCATTTTGAGCAAATCCTGTAAATATTACTCTATCTTTAATTCTTGCTACTTTTTGAATTGCTCCTACAAAACCTCCTGGTGATATTGTACAATTTTCACTCCAAATTAATTTTCTTAGATTATCCCATTCGCATAATATTAATGACTCTGGTTTATCATTTAAATTTTTTTTAAATGTTTCTTTATCTAAAAATAAATTTAATTCATATGTATGTGATAAACATGCTAATGCGCTATTCATAAAGCATGTATTTCCTAAATTAGCCAGTCCTGTTAATCCCTTTCCCTCAAAATTTTTAAATTTATTATTCTTTTTTTTTGACATTTCTCTATGAGTACCCAACATATTAGTTTATAAAATATATCGCTATTTACATTTAAACACATTTAATAAATAATATATAAATGTCCTCCAGCAGAGATGATGTTTTAATTTTAGAGTATATCGCACTTATTAGACAAATTATGTCTCATCATCAATCATTAATAGAATCATATTCACACACTACATCAACCATATGTAATTCTATGTCTATGATTTTGAGAGATTCAATAAATAGAAATAATACAAACTATAGAAATAATAGTGCTAATGATTCACCTAATCAACCTACAAGACCTAACCCTCCAAATCAACCTACTTTATGGAATATGTGGGGAATGAACAATAATACAAATACTACCAATAGAAGAAATACATGGCAATTTCCTACCACAAACAGCAGAAATCCTGTTAGAACTTATACTCCTCAATCTTTAAGAAGATTCAGATACAGAGACAATACTTTTAGACCTACTAGAATATCTAGAAGAAGAAGACAAAATTTAGTTCAACAAATTTTAAATAATACATTATATACATCTACATCTAGACAACCTGCTAATAATAGAGACATTTCTAGAAATACTACTATTGTACATTGGGAAGACATTTCTTCATCTACTGATCAAACCATTTGTCCAATTACACAAGAAAATTTTTTTAATGGTGACCGTTTAATGCGTATAAATAATTGTGGTCATTTATTTTCACATGATGCTCTTTTTACATATTTTACTGAATTCGATCATAGATGTCCCATTTGTAGATATAATATTCAAACTAATATTAATTCTCCATCTAGAACAATTAATAATGCTACTAATAATAATACACCTACTTCTACACATACATCTACTTCTACAAATACATCTACTTCTACTTCTAACTTTTTTGATAATTCATTTAATAATATTTTTTCCAATCCACCTAATAATTTAACTAGAGGTAATAGTTTTTGGGATGTTTCTTTTAATTTTAATCCATTTCCCAATAGCACTAATATACCTTCTTCTGATAATTTCTCATTTAATGATGCTATTAATCAAATTTCTAATGCTATGGCTTCTGAAATAACAAACGCTATTAATAATACAACAGATAATTCAGGTAATGTTATTTCTGCTGAATATTCTGTTTTTATTCCTAGTGCTGCTAATACAAATTATGAAAATTAATATATAAATAATATTTTTTAAAATAAATTAAAAACTAATTATTAATTTATTTATAATGCCTGATTGGAATAAAATTCTTCATGAAAATACTGGGAAATATACTTATGGACGAGAACATTTGACTATCAATCAATGGGGAGAAGATACTACTCTTCATATTGGTTCTTTTTGTTCTTTAGGTAGAGATATTACTATTTATCTGGGTGGTAATCATAGAAAAGATTGGGTTACCACTTTCCCATTTGGTAATCAATACCCTCAAATTTTTAATAATTTTCCTCATGAAACTTGGTTGGCTCCAGCAAAAGATGTCGTAATTGGTAATGATGTTTGGATTGCTAATAATGTTAAAATTAAATGTGGTGTTACTATTGGAGATGGTGCCATTATTGCTACTAATAGTTATGTAGTTAAAGATGTAGAACCTTACTCTATTGTGGGAGGTAATCCCGCTAGATTTATTAAATATAGATTTGAACCTGAACAAATTGAAAAGTTATTGAAAATTAAATGGTGGGAATGGGAAGATGAAAAAATTAATGAAAATATTCCATTACTATGTAATGATAATATTAATTTATTTATTGATAAGCATTATACTCCATAACTCATCTATATTTATACAAATAATAAAAAGCTAATATATTTGCCAAAGCACACCAAATACTACCATATCCTCCGCTTAATATAAATGAAAATAAAAATGAAGTTGAAATAATAATAGAAAACATTAACTTTTCTCCAAAAAATCCTATTCTCCCATATGTAATCAAATATATAAAAACTATCATTGAAATTATATGGTATTCACTACCCCAAATAGGTGAGGAAAACATATTTTTTGAGGGAAAACTATACTTACTATCGCCACCCAATAAATATCTTATATGATTTCCAAATAAAAAACTTATTAACATTATAAACGCAAGGAATTTGTTTCGCACTTCATTAATAATAAATATATTATAAAATATTTGTAAATTTAAAACAAATGGAATCATAAAAAATGTTATAAAATAATTTATACTGTTCTTTTTCATTTTTATATACCACAAAATAGCATCTAATAATTGCATACTTGAAAAAATCATTAAAAAAATTATATTTTGTCTTTGTTTTTTTGCTAATCCTTTATTTAATAAATATAAAGATATACTCCATGAAATTATAAATGTTACAATACTTGCCTCAAAACTAAAACACATATTATATATATTATATGTATTTTAATAGTAATTATAATATATTTTTATGACTATATTAAAAAAAATATTTTTAAAGCACATTTTATTGGTATGCTTATTACACCTTATTTATGGATACTATTTCCAAACATTATATGGTTATACTCTATAATTATTATATCATGGAAAATGAACAACAATGATTGTTTAATTTCACAACTCGAAGAAAAAATATTTGGAGAGAATTTTTTAGGTCCTGGAAAAAAAATCACGTTCCATTTAAAAATAGAATTATTTTATATGTTAATTTTTTAATTTCCATATATTTTTATTATAAAGATATTATATTATTACCTTTTTTTTGTTTGTTTTTTTTTGTTTTTTTTTCTTTTATTTTTTTTTCTAGAACGTTTTTTCTTAAATCTTTTTCTTTTTCCTCCTCCCGCCGCCACCGAGCCACTTTTTATATTTCTAACTTTGTCTAATGCGGGCGACGTCACCGACTTGGTGGTGACAGTTTCTCCAACCGCAACTATTGATTGAAAATTTTTAAAATCCATATCATCAACTTTATTTGCTAAATATTTTTCAATGTCTTTTACCCATTTTGAATTGTAGGACAACTTTTGGTTCAGCCCAAATATATCATAATAACTACTAAATTTAGACTCATGTTCATTATGACTCAATATATTATCCAACTTTATACCTCTTATTGAAACAATATAGTTTGATAATTCTAATTCAGTTTTAAAAGGAAATTCATCTTTAGGGTATTTCTTTTTGTGATAATTATCTAAACTTACATAAATTCTTTGAAAATATTTTGAAAACTTTTTTGCTACATTCTTATTTGTAACAATAACGGAGGCATCGCCCACGTTATTTGTAACAATAACGGAGGCATCGCCCCCTTCAACAAAATTATGTCTATGATGCTTTATTAAATCTATCATATTTTCAATTGCGGACGTAAAAAAATTTCCAAAAGATAATTTATTTATTAATGTATCATCGCCGGTTTTTTCAAATTCACCTCCCTGCATACCAAATACAACAACTAAAACAGTTGATACACAGTAATATGCCTCTAATTCTTTTCTTTTAATCTCCATTATTTTATTAAAAAAGTCTGTTTTAGTTCGAATATTCGCGTGAGCTGCTTCGGCTGCTGGTTCTCGAGGCGTTTTATAAAGAAAGTCATCAATCTGCTTAGATAGTTCTACTAATTGCTTATATCTATCATTTATTTCTGAAGCATTTTTTATATCTAGATAAGGATCATTAATTTTTAATTTTAGATTTTCTAACTCATTATTAAATATATCACGCTGATCAGGAATTGGAATTAATCTTTTTAATTCTAACCCAGAAACTTCATTTGGAAAATTATGTTTCATATCAAAAAATTTTGTTACATTTATTCCATTAAGTCTCTTAATAATTTTATCATTAACTATAATATCAGGCATTAAATAAAAATTTGAATCAAATGTTCCAGACATTGTATGTATATTACAATTTGGCGTTACATCTTCGGGCGTGATTCCAGATGCGGCAGACATACCAATGGTTCTAATGATTTCCTGCTTTTCCGAATCGCATACATATTTCTTAAATGTGCTTACTAAACAATTAACAATTTTCCAAGCACCAGGACCAGAAAAGGTTATATCGTAATCAGATGTAATATTTGTAGAACCTAAGGCTGATGATACTATACAATTACCTATTGATATTCCATTAAGTTGGAGTATGTCATACTCATTGGCTTTAATTGTTTTTATTGTTTCTGAAGCAACCGCATCTATTAGAACTTTTCTATAAGCACCCATAAACTCTAAAATATGTTGTACTTTTATATGTCCTAAATCTTTTATTCGTTTTAGAAAAGCTTCACTACATCTATCACTATCACTATCACTATCACTGCACAATGCGGATTTAAGAGGATTTTCTATTAAATAATTATTTTGATTTCCTTGCTGTTGATAGAGTTTTACCAATTCAAACCAATTAATGTTATTTGAAATTAATGTAAAAATTTTATTTGGCAAATCTTGTAAATTTATTTCAATATTACAACTACTATTAGACATATATATATATATTATAATCACTTTATTTTTTGTTTAAAGAAACTATTTATTGATTGTAATCCTTTCTTTGAATTATCTGACACTCTTAATGAATCTTCAAATATTAATTTTTTAACAATACTATCTCTTAATTGTCTTATTTTTTCGTTTATTTTTTTATTATCATCTTCATATTTATTAAGAATAGTATTATACTTTCTATTATAATTAGATTTAACAGTTCCGCTAAATTTTGCCATTTGTTCTAATAATAAACTAAATATTTGAGTTACAGGTTTCATAATTTGATTCGTAATATAGAATGAATAGTCTGGTTTTAATTTATTTTGAATAATATAATTTGGACTTTCAACTCTATCTCCCTGTAATTTGACTTCTTTTTTTGTTTGAATGTAAACAAATGGAACTCTAGAACCTACTGAAGGTTTATTACCTGGGTCTCGTTTTGCTATTCTATCTGCTAGTACTTTATGTGCTATTGAATCTGGATTTTTGTAAAAACCATTTAATGATTTTGTTATAATTAATTTTTCTAATCCTACTTTTTCATCAACCATATCTTTTATGTATTTTCTTACAAAATTTGATGCTATGTTCGCTGTTTCTCCTTTCATTAGTAAGTCAACTACCTTTCCATAACAATCTTTAACACAAGCAGCATTATCTCTTCTTTTTAAAACAATTCCCATAGATTTCATTTTACATTTATTTGGATTTGTTTCATATAACATTCCTACATATCTTTTCTTAGATAGTAATAAGAATGGCATAAATGTTTTTTCATATTCTAAGTCGTGTGGATTTTTTAAATACATTGTTGCTAATTCTCCTGCTTGAATTGCTAATTCTATTGTAATTTCTAATGCTTTTTTACCTCTTATTTTTGTTCCATCTAATTCTTCTAAGTTAAATGTAAAGAATACAGAATCCGTATCTCCATAAATATATTCTGATTTGGTTCTTACCTTTCCATAATTTTTTGTTTCCACTATTCTGTCCTTATAACATTCTTCAACTATTCTCTTAGCATATAATAATAATTTTCTTCCAGTTGCTGTTGTTGAAGCAGCAATGTCTTTATCATAAAACGCACTAGTTCTTGCTCCTGATTGACCATATAATGAATTAGCTACTACTTTTTTACTTAATTGTCTTTTATCAAATACATTCTTCATAAAATCATTATAAGTGTCTTCTACTTTTGTTACTTCATCTATATTTACGATTATTTTATTTCCCTTTTGAGGAATTATTGTATAATTTTCTTCACCTTTATTTAAAAGACCACTATATTTCTCTCCATTTTTAAGTGTAACTGTTTTAAACTTTATTAATTTACGAGTCGCTTTTCTAGATGCCAATAATTCTCTTAATACTGTAGGCATAATACCTTTATCTTCACCTTTAAACTGAACATATCTACAAACTTTTCTCCCACATTTTATTTTTTGAGCGGCAGATGATGGTGTTTTTCTTACATACTTATATGTATCGTATTCAACATCAACATATTTATAATCATCCAAATTATCATATATAAAATTTCCATCTTCATCCCTTTCTCCCCATATTTCTATTAAATTATCATTTAAATCATATTCTTTAGTCCATACCTTAGTATCGTGTGATATGTTTTCACTAATCATACAACTTGGATATAGTGATGAATAATCATTAACAGCAACTGGATTATCTCTATATAATCCTACTTTGGGTTCTAATACAATTGCTCCTTCATAACCATCTCCTCCTCCTGATTTATTTAACATAGGCATAAACATTTTATTTTTTCTACATTCCTTAGCAATAAAACTTAATAATTTAATACCTTGTCCTCTCATAGCTATAAATTCAATTGGAACAGAACAAATTTTCGCCTGTTCAACCATTGCTGTATAAATATCATTTTTTATCATTAAATTATGAACTAAGTTACAATCCTGAAAACAATATTTTGCTACAATTGCTCTTTTTGATGGTCCTTCATTTGTTAATCTAAAGATGTCTTGAGGACTAACATCATCCTTTGCTAAACACCATCTAAATTTACTTTTTTTATTTATATCTATTTCAAAATCCACTTCAAAGCAATCTTTTTGTAAGTTGCTAATTTTAAATTTCTTACCTCCTTTATATTTATCAGACGAATGTCCTATTATTTCAAATACTATAAAATGACCGTTTTTTAATCCCATTAAATTTTTGCTAATAATTTTTGTTTTCTTATTTATTACTTCATAATCTTTTACATAATCTCCTATAAAATGAGATGCTACATAATCTAATTTATAAGATGGTAAATTTTCTGCCTTTCTAAAATAATTATATAAATCTATCTGAATTCTTCCTGGTATTTTCACATAAACTAATTCGTATGTTCCACTTGCTACTTTAGTTGTGCTATTAATTATTTCACATTGTTCATTTTTATTTCTATTCATTAATTTCAAAAATTCCTTTTTACAATTTAATTCATCTGCTCTATCCAGTAAGAAATGCCAATCAAAACCAAATGTATTATATCCTATAATAATATCTGGATCTTCTCTTTTTATTAGTTTTGCCCACTCTAGTAAAACATTAATTTCTTTACCTTTTGAAATTATTTCACTGTTTGGAACTTCTGGTGTATCATCACAACTATTTAAAACTATCATATTATTATAGTATGGTTCTTTTTCTCCTAATTTTAAAAATGTGCTCCCAATAAAAGTACATTTATCTCCTTCTAATTTTGGTAGAAAAGGGTTGAAATCCTTTTTGATTATAGTTTTGTTTTTATCGTAACACAACGCTTTATCAAGTATATCAAGTTTTTTTCCAGCATCATATTTCGCATTTAAACAATAAATTATATTATTTGTTTTAAATTCCGATGGAATAAACATATCCCAATTTTTATATGCTGCTTTTTCTTCCTCATCCATAGCATCCCATTTCATTTTTTCAAAATAATTATTCGCATCTGGCTCTCTTCTATCTAATAATTTTTCTAATTTATATCCTAAAATTCTATTTACTATATATTTGATTTTTTTTAATGATGGTTTTTTTCCGTTTAAATATACTCTGCTTATTCCCTCCACTCTATCATATTCAAACGCTGACATAACTAATTTTATGAATAATTTACTTTTAGATTCCTCTGTTTTTTTTGAAATTACTTTTTTATTTTTTGTCCAATATTGAATTATTTCTCCTATCATTTTTCTATATGATTTTTTAGCTACAGGAAAATCACCATGTGATGATGAAGCTTCAATATCCCAACTCATTACTTTCATCGGAGTCGCTGTTTCTTTTTCCAATAATGGTAATATATTTTTATAATTTGTAACATATTCATAATCACAATATGTTTCTTTGTTTATTTTTCTAGTTTTAGCCACTGCTTTTTTAAATGTAATCCATCCTGATGGACTAATATCTCTAATATGAAAATATCTTAGTAAAGGCGGTAAATTTGCTTCATATAACTTTAAATATTCACCTTCATATTCTAATCCTTTCTTTTTTAACCTTCTTTTTTTAAAATCTTCATTGTGTTCAAACCAATTCTTTTTTGCTTTATTAAATGCCGTATGACTTTTAAATCCTATCTGCAGAAATTTGTAATCTTTAAAATTATTAAAACCATATAGCTTTTTTCCCTTTCTTAATTTACAAAATGTTAGTGAATTTTCAAATTTAGAACCCATACTCATTGTCAGCCATGTTTTAAATCTTAATACATTAACTTGTGACCAATCGTCTGGAACTAAAACATAAAAGAATGGTTCAAAATTTTTTACATATATACAATATGTTTTTCCTTGTTCATTCATTCCATACATTTTAATTAAGAATTTTGTTTCATCTTTAAAATTTTTTTCATCATCACTATCATTTAAATCATTGTCTTTTTTATTTAATACTTGAAAATCAAATAAACGTATTTCTGGTTTTTTTATTGGCATTTTCTAATACAAATTTATTAAGTTAGTTTTATTTCAATTTTGTTAAAATAATATAAAATAATATACATTAATTATATTATAATGACTGATAGAGGTATTCCCGACCAAATAAAAACTGGATTTAATTTGATTAAAGATGATGGCCAAGATGTTATTGAAAATATAGCATCTATTGTTCTTGTCTTTATGGAAAATGCTGTTAAATCAGCTGATATTTACGCCAAACACGCAAAAAGAAATACAATTACATCTGAAGATATTAAGAGAGCTTTAATGTTAGAAGTTTTTTTTATGAAACAAAGACCAAATATGCTTGAACAATGTGAAGAAATGAAAAAAACTATTCAAGACATTATAAAAGAAGAAGAAGATTCTGATGAAGAATTTGAAATTTTCGATGAAAATGAAGAAGAATCATTTAAAGAAAGTGAATGTACATGTCCTATGTGTGGATGTATGAATACTATTTATACTAGATGGGAAAATTTTACACCAGAAACTACTATTGAAATTGCTATGGCAAAACATATTGAGACTATTTCTTAATCAAATTATGTCTAACAAATTTTGTAATAATTCCTACGTATATAGCATCTTTAAAATAACTTTTAAATTTATCGTTTGAAGTTACTTCTGTTACTTCTACTTCCTTTCCTTCATTATTTAAATATATAAAAGAACAATAATCTTTTATGTTGGATTTTTCTCTGTTGTTGTATTCTTCAAATAATTTCTTTTGAGTTTGCGAATACCATCCAAACTGATAATCTTCTTTACTCGTCATAATTATAATTGTAAACATATTATAATTATAATTTTTAATTCAATTTTCTACGTTTTCTACTTTTCTTTCTTCTTTTCCTTCTTTTTCCACCACCTTTTTTCATTGTTTTAGAATTATGTTTACTTAATTTTTTTTTAATATATTTAACCAAACTTTCATAATCACGATTACCTTCATATTCTTTCTTTTTTCCATTTCCTCCTTTCATTGAAAAAATCCAAGGATATCCTGGTATTTCACTACTGTCTATACAACTTACATATGGAATCATCTTTTCTTCAATACTTACCAATAAACCATCACCTTTTTCCTTTTTTATTGCCTTTTCAACTTTTGGCCATATTTTATTTAAATCCTTACAATGACTACACCAAGATGCCCATACCTTACAAACAACTTTTTGATTTCTATTACTCATTAATTTATTAAATTCATTTACATTATTTTTATTTATTTTCAGTATTCTCATTTATAGTATGGAGAGAAATTTATTTGTTCAAATATATATATATGAATAAAACAAAATTAATATTTTTACTATTAATATTTTTATTAGGAATTTTTTTCTATTCTACAAAGGTTAAAAAAAATATTGTAGAAAATTTTGAAGTAAAAAATTGTCCAAATGTCTTAATAAAAAAAGGCAAAGAACTACATTTAGTAAATACTAAAAAAGCAAAAGTTCCTGGTGTTAATCCCATTATCTTTAAAAGTTTAGAAGAATACGCAGAATATGTTGCTTGGAGTCAAAAGGTTGGATTAAAATGTCCAATATTATATTATGAAGAAACATATAATACTCAAAATCAAAAGGGTTTGCGATTATTGGATGACCCTTTAAATCCTACTGCTGGATTGCCTAGTAACCAAAATATGAGACAACAACCAAAAATAGATTTAATTGATGCTAATAGAGATGACCCACCATTTAATCAAAATAATTATGCTGCTATGGATCCTCAAGATCTTTATGTAGGTGTTAGAACTCCATTAGATGATATTAAGTTAGTTAAAGACCCTAAAAACTTAACTTATGGTGCTCCTTGCTCAAGTTGGGGCGGTAAATGCACACCTAATTAAATATATAAGTTTATTTATTATATATTTAAATTTAAAACATACCACCAGTTACTTTTGAAGCAGCACTTCCACTACCTCCATCAATAGTATTTAATACATTTAACATTTGAAAGGATTCAATCATTCCCTTCTTATCTTCCTTACCTTCATCGACTATTGCTTTCTTTAAACCTTTTCTAATATCTCGCATTAACATTTCTTTATATAGTTCTATCATATCTTTATACTCTGGTAAATCTTCTACCTGATCTAAATCATCATCTTCATCTCCGAATCTTTCGCTTAAATTATCAAATGAATCTATTTTTTTTTGTAATTTTTTAGAAATTCTGTCTAATTCTCTATCCTCTAAACCTTCCATTATTTTTTTTTCTCCAATTGATGCCAAACCTTTTCCTCCTATCTCTAACATCCCAAATAAAACATATATTGCTATAACAACTAAGGTTAAATATCCTAAAGTTTTTAGTATATCTTCAGACTTCATATATAATTTACAAATATTTAATTTGTATCGATTACTATCACATTAGATTTTTGATATAATAAATATTGAACAATATTTCTAATACTTGTTTTTGAAATTCTTCTTTCAATACCTTTTTCTGTTTTAAATGTTAATGAATCTAAACACTTTTGATTAGTATCTAAATCACACAATAAATTATACAATGAACCATACTTATTCATTATTATTTGTGATGTATGAGAACTCACTCCCGGTATTTGACTTAATATTATTTCTCCAATATTTTCTGGTGTAATATTTTCTTTTTTTACCTTTTTTACTACCTCACAATATTTTTTTGGTTTATAATTCTCTCCAGTTTCATAGTATGAAACCTTTTTTTTCTCACGATTTAATTTATCACACATTCTTAGAATGTATTCTGCTGTCTCAGTCATATCAATTGTTTTTATTACAGAAAACCCTTTGTAATAATTTAAACTAAATATCGCAGAATATAATGTATTAGATTGAACTTTATATCTATTTTGCCAAATAGATAAATTACCTTCTATTAAATAAACTATGTTGTGATTATGAACTGGATTATTCATTAATCTATGTGACTGTTCTACATATCTACCATCCTTTATTGATGATGCCAAGTCATTTAAACTCTTTCTCTCCACTATTACTTTTTCATTTCCTTCATCATCACACAAAATTACATCTCCTAATGGTAAATTTTCTATTTCTATTTCAATATTTTTAAACTTAAATTGCTTTAAAAACGCATCTAATAATTTTATTAATCTCTTTTCTCTAATATCCACCCTGAGCTTCATATTTATTTAATAAGTATTTTGCTTTTAAATAACTTATTAAATTCACTTATATTTTATTTGTAAACAACATAAACAAATCCGTATTATTAATATATGATGGATACTAAAACACTACTGCAGGATGGTGATATTGAAAAAGATGAAGAAGACCTAATTTTTAATCCTTATAATAGTAACAACAAGGAAATTACTGAAGACGAGGTATGCGATATTTTAAAGAAATATGGCGTACCAGATAAAGTTCATAATATTAATTTATATAAAAGAGCATTTATTCATAAATCATACTGTAAAAGACCTGCTCTTGAAAATGAAGCCAATGAAGTTATTATTGCTGAAAGACCACATGATTGTATGAAATTAAAAACAAAATCAAATGAAAGATTAGAATTTTTAGGAGATGGTGTTTTAGAATGTATTACAAAATATTATTTATATAGAAGATTTCCTAAGGAAAATGAAGGTTTTATGACCGAAAAAAAAATAGCACTCGTTAAAAATGAACATATTGGTAAACTTGCTTATGAAATGGGATTAAATAAATGGTATATTATGTCTGCTAATGCTGAAGAAAAAAAAACCAAGACTAACTTAAAAAAACTAGGATGTTTATTTGAATCTTTTTTAGGTGCATTATTTTTGGATTTTAATAAAATTACTATTAATGATGAAGATAATTGGTTTAACAATGTTTTTGTTACAGGTCCTGGTTTTCAAATAGCACAAATTTTTGTTGAAAATATTTTAGAAAACCACGTAAATTGGGTTGAACTAATTCAAAACGATGATAATTATAAAAATATTTTACAAGTTATGTTACAAAAAGCATTTCAAGTTACTCCTGTCTACCGCGAAATGAGTGAATGGGACGAAGAAACTGGATATCATATGGGTGTTTATTTATGTTTAAACAAAAAGAAACACGAATTTAATCCCAATGATGATTTTATTAAATCTATAGATTATTTTATGTCCAATGAGAATACAGCTTTAGAAAATTTAAAACAAACCTGGTCTTCATTTCTCGACAATGCGCATTTAGTTGTAAAATTAGGTGAGAGCAAACACAAAATTAAGAAAAAAGCTGAACAAGCAGCATGTCAAATATCGATTAAAAAATTATCCTAATTATTTTCTTTTAACTCTTTTTTTCTCAACAATATCCTTTCCTTCATTTACTATAGATACACGATGTTTTTTTACGACAGGAGTTGTATTGTTTGAACGTCGATTAATATCTGGTGTATTAACCTTTTTTTTGTTTATGAGAAAACTTGTGTCTATTTTTAAATTTACTTTTTGTCTCATTTACTTATAATTATTTATTATTTTTTAATACTTTAAATTATTTAATATATAAAACTTTTTTATATTTAATGTTTATAGATGTCTGAATTACTTTTAGAAAGATTATCAAAAAAAAGTACACCACAAAAACAAAAATTAACAGAAATTGTATTAGAAAAAGGACAAGTTCAAGTTGATACACTCCTTGTTGATAAAACTGATGAAAAATATGATGTTAAAAATCTCAGACAAAGACTTAAAAAACAAAGAGGTTTATCTGTTCCCGAAATTTTTCAACCTCCTCCTCCTGAATCAAAAACTTATTCAGAACCAACTAAACCTACTGATACTGACGTTAAAATTCCTAAAAAACTAAAAAAAACTGTTAAATTACCGGGAGAATTTGATGAAGAAATTCCAGAAAAACAAATTAAAAGAACTAGAAAATTAAAGGAGATAGAAGATATTGTTTTAGATGTTCCAGCTAGTTTAATTGAACTCGATGAAAAACCGTTAGGAGATAGATTAGCTCAAAAAGAACCATCTGTTAATGTTACAGTTCCTGCTTATTATCTAAACAATAGGGAATATTTTATTAATTTTATAAATACTATTTTCAAAGATTACGGTGATATTTTAAAACAAGAAGAAAAAACTAATATTACTTGTGATTCATTAGATAAATCTAAATCTAAATCATTCTCTTTAATGACTCATCAACAAATTGTTAGAGATTATATTAATGTTTTCACACCATATAGAGGATTATTATTGTATCACGGTTTAGGAGCCGGTAAAACTTGCGCTTCTATTGGAATAGCAGAAGGTATGAAAGATAATAAACAAGTTATTATTATGACACCAGCATCTCTTAGAGCTAATTATATTAGTGAACTTAAAGTTTGTGGTGACCCTATTTATAAACTAAATCAATATTGGGAAAAAGTCAATACTTCAGGTAATCCCCATTTAGAAAAAGCTTTATCTGAAATTTTAAATATACCTGTTGCCACTATTAGAAAACAAGGTTTCGCATGGATGGTAAATGTCAGCAAACCAAGTAATTTTAAATCATTCTCTCCAGAAGACCAAAAATCTATTAATAAACAAATCGATCAAATGATTATGAAAAAATATAGATTTATGAATTATAATGGTATGAGACATTCACATTTAGATAGACTAATTAGAGAAGCTTCTATGGGAAATTCCAGTTTAGATGATGAAGATAATTCTGAGTCTAATGAAATTAATACCTCTATTAATCCTTTTGACAATAAAGTTATAATTATTGATGAAGCACATAATTTTGTTAGTAGAATTGTTAATAAATTACCAAAAGGTAAAAAAATTAATAAAAAAGAAAAAAAAAATACTCCACTCTCTATCAGATTATATAATTACATCTTAAGTGCTAGTAATTGTCGTGTTATTTTTCTTACTGGAACTCCTATTATTAATTATCCTAATGAAATTGCTGTTTTATTTAATATGTTGAGAGGATACATTAAAACTTTTTATTTTAAATTAGACACCAGTAAATCTAAAAAACCCGTAAATAGTAATTTTATTATCAACATTCTAAAAAAAAATAAATTGGCTGATTATATTGAATACAGTGCTTCAAAAACTACTTTAATTATTACTAGAAATCCTTTTGGTTTTGTAAATAAAAGAAAAAAAACTTCTTCAGGTAAAAAAATTTATGCCGGCGTTTCCACAGCTCAATTAGGTGAAAAAGATGATAGTGTTTTTAGAAATTCTATTTCTAGAATGCTAAAAGAAAATGATATTGATATAATTAATAGTCAATCTAAAGTTGAGAACCATAAGGTTTTACCCGATTCTATTGAAATTTTTAGAAATATGTTTATTGACCCTCAAAATGGTGAAATGAAAGAAGTTAATGTCTTCAAAAAAAGAATTATTGGTTTAACTTCTTATTTTAGAAGTGCTAGTGAATCATTATTACCTAGATATAGTGGAATTCCTAAGGTTTATAATATTCCTATGAGTAATTATCAAATTGGCATTTACGAAAAAGCCAGGTCAGCAGAAAGAAAAGAAGAAAAAAGAAATGCTAAGAAAAAATTAAAACAACAAGAAGGAATTTATGCTGAAACTACTTCCACTTATAGAATCTTTTCAAGAGCTTTTTGTAATTTTGTTTTTCCAAATGAAATTGTTAAAGATTCATCTGATAAAGAACATTTATTAATAAGACCTATGCCTAAGGCTGAAAATAATATTAAAGATTCTGGTAATTTTGTTATTGAAAAAAATACTGATGAAGATATTTTAGATGCTGCTTCTGTTGATGACAAATTAGGTAATTTAGATGGCTTATACTCTCAAGATGATGTTGATAATATTCAAAGAAATGATAGGGATTTAACTGACTTTAGTTACAAATCACGTATTGAAAAATCATTACAATTATTAAAATTACACGGTGATAAATTTTTATCTGTTAAAGGATTATCACAATATGGTCCAAAATTCCTCCAAATATTAAAAAATCTTAAAAATAATGATTATCAAGGGCTTCATTTAATATACTCTCAATTTAGAACCTTAGAAGGTGTTGGTATATTATCACTTATTTTACAACATCACGGGTTCTCTAAGTTTAAAATTTCACAAAAAACAGGAACTTGGGCTATAGATATGACCGATGATGAAAAATCTAAACCTTCATTCGCTCTCTACACTGGAACTGAAACAGTTGAAGAAAAAGAAATCATAAGAAATATATTTAATGGTAATTGGGATAAAATTCCTAGCACATTAGCAAGAGAATTGAGAGAGAGAAATATTAATAATAACATAGGTGAAATTATTAAAATTTTAATGATTACAAGTAGTGGTAGTGAAGGAATCACTTTAAAAAATACTAGATATGTTCATATCGTTGAACCTTATTGGCATCCTGTAAGAACTGACCAAGTTATAGGTAGAGCTAGAAGAATATGTAGTCATAAGGATTTACCTCAAGAATTAAGAACTGTTGATGTTTTTATGTATCTTATGACATTCACTGAAAAACAATTAATGGGTGATACTGAGGCTGAAACTAAAGAAGACAGAGAACCTAAGATTTCTCAATCATTAAAAATTTCTATGTCTGATAGAAGTAAAATAGATAAAAAAATAACTTTTACTAGTGATGAAACTTTATATGAAATATCAAATATCAAAAAAACTACTAGTGATTCTATTTTACGTGCTATTAAAGAATCTTCTGTTGATTGTGCTTTACATTCTAAATCTAATAAAAAAGAAGGCTTAGTTTGTTACTCTTTCGGTTCTCCTTCAGTTAATTCTTACTCTTACAAACCTAATTATACTACCGAAGAAAAAGATAGTGTTCAAAGTAAAAATATTGTTGGTCAAAAATGGACAGCAGATACTATTAAAATCAGTGGTGTTAAATACGCATTGAAAAGAACTGATGAAAATAATAAACTTGTTGGTGAAATTTATGATTTAGATGCTTATAATTCTGGAAGTACCATTTTAGTTGGTAAAACTAGAATTAATCCTAAAAAACCGGGTAAAATACAATTTATCAGAAATAGTAATTAAGATTCTTTTAATAATTTTAATATTTCATTTTGATTTTTTATAATAATATCCAATTTATTTATTATATTATTATCTTCTACTATTGGCTTTTGTTTTAGTTTTGATAAAAATCCAAGCAAATTATTATCTTTTTTCTTTTCGTCTACTTCAAAAGTCACCTTTTTTTTAGGCTTCACTACTATTTCATTTTTTGTTAAACTAATATTACTATCTCTTTCTATTTTTATTTTTGGTGTATCATCTTCTCTGTTAAGCCATTTTTGTGCTGTAGTATGGTCTTGATTTGAATATTTTTTTGTTATTGAATTTAATTCTCTTTCTCTATCTGCTAATGTTTGATTCATTATTACATCCAAATTTTGTATTGGAAAATCATCACTTCCATCTGTAAAATCAATCTCTTTGGGCTTTTTTGGGTCAATTAAATTTTTAAACTGAGCTTCTTTACTTGCTAATCCTACATCAAATATCTCACGTTTTGACAATTGTTCATTTTTTATCTTTGGAACATTTTGTCTTACTTGCTTACTCATTATAAAGTTATAACCATCTTCCACTATTTTTTTATTAACAGCATTCAAATTTGAACCAAAATCAAATTCATATCTATTTACGTGAAAATAATTACATTTTTTATTTATGAAATCAATTAATTCATTATCATTTATTACAAAATTATTATCAGTTCCTATACTTTTTAATAATTCAAATAACATTTTTTTATTTGATGTCTCAACTATTGACATTTATATAAAATAATTAATTAAACTTTAATTATTTTATTGATTAAAATAAATTTTTCTTAACTTCATCATATAATTATCTTTTACTCTTTTTTTTACAAATTTATTAAATGACACACCTTCTAATAACTGTATAATAAAATATAAACTATACATTCCACATTCACTATCACTATATTGATGCCTGCGTTTATTTTCAAACAATTTATATTCTTTACCATTTCCTATTTTTAATGATTGTTTTTGAATCTTTGTCTTAAATTTTTTTACCTGTCTAGGCATTTTTACACCATAACTATCTAAGAAATATATATGTCTTTTTTTTGTATTTATAAACATAGCAATCCAATGAGAACCTGGTTGATTATGTTTATCTAAATTAAATATTATTCCTATTTCTCTTTTTCCTTCTGCTATTGTTTTTGATAAACTAAATTCACATAATTCTTCCCACACACACTCTCCATATGCTAAATGTTTATCATAATCTATTGGCGATGGACCTATAAATTCAAATGTTGAATATTTTTTTTCATATTGTTTCATTACTTCAATTATATCTGTACTTGTCAACCATTCATTTGGATTTTCTTTCCAACTTTCCGGTGCTTTTGGAGCAAATGTATAATCTCTTACATTAATATCAATATTTTCATTTATACATTTTTGTTTTATCCAACAAGATTCTTTATTACAACTTTCCTTGAATATATATTGAAGTGTTTTCCAAATATTTCTAGGTTCATTAGAAATTATTTTTCTATCTGGATGTTTTTTATTCCAAATATTTTTTATCTTATGTAACCCGTTTTTAGAATAACACGTAAATGGTAAAATTTCATTTTTACTTTTTGGAGCACATTTTACTTTTTGTAATTTCTTTATTGTTCTTTTTTTCCTTTTTTTCTTTCTTTTATTTCTTGCTTTCATTGTGTATTTTCTTTTACGCGACATAGTTATAAATTAATTAGATTTTTTTCTTTTTGTTTCTATATTTTGGATTTTTTAAGTCTATCTCTTTTTTTTTTGGAAGTATCATTTTTTTTTTCTTTTTTTCCTTTACAACTATAGGTAAAAAATCTTTTATTGTTTTTTTTTCTTTTTCTATATTTTTCATCATTATTTTGTTTTCTTCTACTAAAAGCATTTTTTTTGGTTTTTTGGGTTTTTTTTCATTTTTTTCCATTGATTTATATTCCTCCTCAATTATTTCTTTTTTATCTATAAATTTATAATGCTCTATCAACTTACTAGCATAATTTTCAAAACAACTATCTAAACATGGGTTTATTTTTTTTCCTCTTAAATATTCTTTTGTATCTAATAATATTCTTTTTCTGTAAAACTTTATATCTTCTAAAGAAATTACATTTTGTTTTTTATTATATTTAATTTTTAAATTTGGATTTGTTAAATATAATAAATCTACTATATTATTTTTAGAAATATCCATTATATAAAATAATAATTATTTCTTTTCTGTTTTTTCTACTTTTTCTTTTTTAAAATAATCTGTATTTTTTGTTTGTTGTCTTATATGATTATTAAATACCTTATGTCCTAAATTACACTTATTTGGATTAAAACTATTAAAGTTTTCTTCTTTAAATAATAGTTCATTTGTCATATTTACCTTAATTGTTGTTGGTATTAAATATCTTGAATCATACATATCACTTTTTGTTCCTGGTATATATTTACCCTGAACACATTTTTGTAATGGATGAAATGAATTATGAAGTGAGGATTCTACATCTACATTTCTAGAATATCCATCAAATGGCGCACTCTGTCCTGGATTAAAAGTATTTCTTTGTGAATAGCTTGAAAAATTTGCTTTTACTACACCTGATTTTTTATGATTATCTGTCATTGGGAATACTGTGGCATACGTATCAACTGGTCTTAAGAAATAAGAAGCACTCATTTGCTTGCTAGGAATATTTCTTTTATACATTCTATCACTTAATTCTTGATTTCTATCTAATTGACAATAATACACATCATGTAAATTGGTCTGCATATTTAAATATATATTATATTATTATTTTATTATATTCACAAATAAGTTAAAAAGGATACGCTAAATAATTTATATATGTGTGGAATTTTTGCTCTACTGAATAGTAAATATCATTCTTTCGAAAATGTTAAAAAAAATTTTATGAAATCTCAAGGTAGAGGACCCGAATATAGTGAGTTATTACATATTAATGATATACAATCCTACTTAGGGTTTCATAGATTAGCTATAAATGGAGTTAATGAAAAAAAATCCAATCAACCATTTTTAATTGATAATATTTACTTAATATGTAATGGGGAAATTTACAATCATAAACAACTTTATGATATTTTAAATGTCACCCCTAATAGTCGTTCTGATTGTGAGGTTATTATTCATTTATATAAAAAATATGGCATTCATCAAACTCTTCAAATGTTAGATGGCGTTTTTGCTTTTGTTTTAGTTGATTGTAATAAAAAAGAACTATATGTTGCTAGAGATACTTTTGGTGTTAGACCCTTATTTTGCTCTATTGTTAAAATTTATCTTGGTCCTGAAACTAATTATCATTCATTTTTATTTTCATCTGAATTAAAATCTATTTTTGGAGTTGGAGAACAATTTCATAGGTCTGTCAGTCAATTCATTCCTGGTCATTATTCTAAATTTACCTTTTCTGACGATAATCCTATTGAATTTTGTGATGACATCACCTTTTCTCAATCTATTTCCTTTTGTGATTCTTCAAAATTAACTACTGATTTTAATATTAACCAAATCTACTCTACCTTATATTCTAAATTGTATAACGCAGTTGCTAAACGAGTTGATAATACTGAACGCCCTATTGCTTGTTTATTATCTGGAGGTTTAGATAGTAGCCTTATTGCCGCTTTAGTTAAAAAAATTCATAAAGGTGAATTACATACCTGGAGTATCGGTTTAGAAGGTAGTGATGATTTAAAATATGCTAAATTAGTTGCTGACCATATTGGTAGTGTTCATCACTCCATTGAAGTTTCTGAAAAAGAATTTTTGGCGAATATTGATAATACCATTTACGCTATTGAAAGTTATGATACTACTACCGTTAGAGCTAGTGTTGGAAATTGGCTTATTTGTCAAAAAATTAAAGAAATGAGCAATGCTAAAGTTATTTTTAATGGAGATGGTGCTGATGAAGTAATGGGTGGTTATTTATATTTTCACGAAGCACCTGATTCTATTGATTTTGATAAGGAATGTAGAAGATTACTTACCGATATTCATTCTTTTGACGTTTTAAGATCTGATAGAAGTATTTCATCTCATGGATTAGAAGCTAGAACTCCTTTTTTAGATAGGTCTTTTGTAGAATATTATTTATCAATTAATTGTAATTTAAGACATCACGCAAAATGTGGCAAACCTGAAAAATATTTAATCAGGGAATCTGTTAATCATTGTTGTCCCGACTTACTTCCTCATTCTGTTTTATTTAGAACTAAAGAAGCTTTTAGTGATGGTGTAAGCAAACAAACGAAATCTTGGTTTCAAATTATACAAGATTTTGTTAAAAGTCAATCTTTCTCACATCTTTCAACTATTTCAGAAGAAAACATTTTAAAAGATTACAATCCATATACCTATAATATTCCAAAAACATTAGAACAACTTTTTTATAGAGATATATTCACACAACATTTCCCAGATTCAATGTGTTCTAAGGTTATTCCATATTTTTGGATGCCTAAATTTGTAGAAGCTACTGATGCTTCTGCTAGAACTTTAAATGTCTATAAAGAAAAGATTAGTTTAAATGAAAATATCTAATATAAAAATATCTAATGTAAAAATATATAGTATATGAGTTATTCTCGATGTCTTGATTGTTATGGAACTGGTTTTGTTATAAATAAAAATGTATTATTCTGTAAAAATAATACATTAAAATTAAGCTATCATTTATGTTATTTATGTGAAAATTTAAAAGTTAATACAAAGTCTAAATATATAGTTTGTAATACATGTTATGGTGATGGTTCTATTAATAAAAAAAGTTTAAATATCCCCCTTTCTTCATAGTTTTATTTTTTATTTTTCTTTTTCTTTTTCTTCTAGAAATATTATGTTTATTTTCTTTTACAAAAGATTTTAATTGACCTAATATTTCCCTTTTGTAGTTTTTTCTGGTGCTAGTATTAGATACTACATATTTAAATCCTAGTGGGTCATCTCTTGAAAATTCTAATATATAATTTTTAAAATTATTATGTTCTGATTTTTTTATCAACCTACCTATTGAATTTTTTAAAAATTTGCGAACCATTAATTCAAATTTTATATCATGTTTATATGCTAATACTTTTAAATATTTTATTGATTTATCATTCATATGCGGATGATACATATCATCTAAAAATACGATTTTTGATGTGTTTTTTAAATTTCCACATCTTAATAAATCTTTAATGGTTTTTTCATGAGTTGTTCTTTTTTTCTCATATATTTTATTATCTACTTTCCAAGCTGCTATTGTTCTATCAAATAACTTACTATTTAATTTTGTTTCAATATAATTCTTAATATCATAAACCCATGATTTTGGACCCATATTATTTGTATAAATTATCACTCTCACACATTTTATTTTTTGTTTTAATTTTTTTAAATACTTAAAAATACTCATTGTATCGGGTCTGAATATTTCAGGAAATATATCAAATATTTTAAAAAGCTCATTTTTATTTAATTTTCTTTTTAAAAAATGTTCAACACCTTCTACAAATATTGCTATTTGCGTAAAGTATCCTATAGTCTTATCCAAATCAAAAACAAACACTAAACTTCTATTTTTTACGCACTTTGTCATAATAAAATATATTGATATTATTATTTTTCCAAATAATCTAATACACCTAAAATTACACTTTCCTGATTAGTTAGTTTTTGAAATATATAACATTCATCAAATTTTATTTGAAAAATTCTGTTCATATTATTTTTTACTTTTATTTGAAAGCAATCATTAATTATATCAATATCTATTATTATACCACCATTAGTTAATTTTATTTTTTCTGGATTTTTTAATGGAATCCACCTTATATAACATCCATAATTTATATCACTCATATCGCTACAATATCTGTAATACTTTAATTTTTTGTGCATTTCTTTTAATTCTTTTCCAGACAAACCTAATCTTTGGAGCATGTCATTTTTTAAAGATTTGATTTTACTCGTGTTTAAGTTCATTACTGATTCATTTGAATCATTTCCTAAAGCATTTAAGAGCTCGTCTATACTTTCTTCACTCATAATAATATATATTTAGGTTTAAATTCTAAATATTTTTTTATTTACTTAAAAAAATGAACTACTCATTTATATGTAAAATTACACCATTATGCTCTTATTTTTGGAAATTATAAAAAGTGACTACCTACAAGATTTTATTTCAGTAAGCGTTTTTTGAAAAAAGTTATTTGCAAAAATCGATTTTGGACATTTTTGCAAATGTCCATTTTGCAAATATAGGATAAGTTTTTGTTTTTGAAAATTGAAAAATCATAGTTTTTAAGCATCTTGTAGGGAATTATTTATAAGTAATAAAAACCTTTGTGACTGAAAAAATTTTAATGTTTTTGAAAATGATTTAGCAACTTTTTTATATAATTGGTATATAAGAATGTCGAATACCAAGTTGCCGTCCAGATTTTATTGTAAAAAATGTGACTATTCTACATCTAAAAAGAGTAGTTGGAATAAACACCTTAAGACCAGAAAGCACAATACCAAAGTTGCTGAGAAACCTGATATGATATACCAAAATATACAAAAGTTGCCGAAAAATAAAAAATTCAAATGCGATTTTTGTCAAAAAAGTTATTCTCACAGACCAGCATTGTATAGACATAGAAAGCAATGCGTCGAATATTTATCACATAAAAAAAATCAATACCAATCAATTATTGAATTTCTTAAAGAAGAAAAAGAAGAAGAAGAATACGAAGTAGAGAGTTTAAAATCAGAGATAACTGAAATAAAATCTATAATGAAAGATATGATATTATCACAAAAAGATATTATCGGAACACACAAAGATATAATAGAATCGCAAAAGGAGAGAGATAAGGCTATAATAAAATTAGCTGAAACAAAGGCTATTACTGCGTCTCAGACAGTATATAATAATTGTAATAATCGTAATATGACTATAAATGTTTTCTTAAACGAACAATGTAAGGATGCTTTAAATTTAACAGATTGGGTTCAAAATATAAAGGTTACATTGGAAGACTTAGAATATACAAAAGATAATGGATTTGTTGATGGAGTTACAAATATTATAACTAAACAACTAAGAGATTTAAAACCAACAGAGAGACCAATACACTGTAGTGATAAAAAACGCTTACAATTTTATGTTAAGGATAATGATGAATGGACAAAAGATACAAATAATAAAAAATTAGATGAAACGCTTAGAGATGTGAAGTTAAAACTACCCAAAAGTTTGACAGAATGGGAGAAGATGAATCCAACTTATAAAAATGACCCAAAACTAATGGATGAGTGGATGAATATTATGGCAGGTATAAGTGAGGGAGATACAGGAAATATATTAAAAGAGAAAATGGCATTGAAACGAAAAATAGCAACGTATATAGAATTAAAAGAAGCAATGGCATCTACTAAGTAAAATTGAATAATAATTTATATATTATAATGTATATAAATTATAATGAATTATGAAATAGGAAAAATATTGTGTGAAGCAGTTGATTCGAGTAAAATAAATTTGACAGGTGAGAATGATGGAAGAACAGAATCTATGAACAGTGAAGTAGAAGTAACAAATTGTATAAGAGAAAAATGTTCTCAAATAGAATTTCTTCCAAAAGGACATAACAGAGCCTTTGGTGATATTACACCATTAATAAATGACATTGAATATCCTATTAATGTAAAAATGATAGATTGTTCAAAATCAGGAACATATAATGGGGGTGGTCCGACAGTATTTAATTACGTATTATTTGGTAGAAAGAATACGTCATGGAATGCATTACAAAATAGAATAATTAAAAATAAACCAAATAAGTGTGTAAAAAAATATTATTACTTAATTTATTTTAAAAATAGTGATAAAAAAAGTATATTTTGTTCATTGGGAGATATAGCTCGGGAATCAATTCAAATAAATCCAAGCAATCCAATTCAATTGAGAAAAGATATTAAATTAATTAATCGAACACCAGAAGAGGAAGCGAAATTTATTATAGGATTATTTGAGGATGTATTATTTAAAAGGGCAGAACCATATTTAAAATACACAGGGGCTATTGCATAATTGTTTATGTCCAATCTTAAATCTATTAGAGAATGTATAATTTTCTTTGAATGTATCGCTATTTAAATGTTTTACAATTTTTTTTAAATCTACTTCTTTTTTTGGAATCATCATAAGAAGAGAACCGCCAAAATATTCTACTTTTCCTTCAAATGCTACTTCTTTATTTCTTGTTAGGTTTGATACATAAATGCATTTTTTACCAATATTTTTTTCAATGTTTTTTTGATTTCTGGGTGCTCCCCATAACCACCAATTTTGTTCTGTATAATTTTTTATTTTACGATTAATTAAAATATCTTTATTTTCTAACATATAATTATTTAAATTTTCATTAGGTGTTGGAAATACATGGATAAATATATATTTATCTCGTACATTTTTTTTGTTTAAAAGGGTAATATTACCAAATTCATTATTCTTATATACTGATTCTTTACCAGTAACCATACCAACATATACATTGAAATAATCACCTATAATAAAGTTGTTTGTAATTTTTGTATTGGAAAATGTAATAATTCCATTTGTATTTATTAAATATTTCAGTTGATTATTATATAATGTTTTCTTTTTTTGTTTTGACCATTTGTAATAACGAAAAACAATAATATCAATACTGGCATTAGCAAATAAATTTTCATTATTTGGATGATATATGTGTGTGAATGTTCCAGATTTCATCATTTTAATTAATAATTTTGAAGCACTGGTTAATTTTAAGAAATCACTTGGAACTATAAATATTAACTCACCTTTTATTTTTAGTAAATTAAAACATTTTTCAATAAATTCTAAATACAAATTTCCGGTGGATTTTTTAACATAAGGAGGATTTCCAATAATGGTTTTATATTTTTTAGTAATATTTGCTTTAATAAAATCACCATAATTAACTTTTTCTCTATCGATATCTTCTAATAGTTCAATAGATTCATCTAATTCATACATATCAAAATTAACATTATAATTTTCAGTGATATATTTTACAAGGTCGCCTCTTCCTATAGATGGTTCTAATATGGTTTTGGGATTATTTTTAATAAAATCTAATATATTATATTGTAATGTTATATCTGTAGTAAAATATTGTCCTTTTGAGTGTATGTCATTCATTAATAATTAAAAATATTAATAAATTAGTATTAAATCAATTTTATATTTAATATTACATAAATTTAAATATAAAATTATCTATTAAAGTAAATGGAAGCATATATGTACAAATTTAGTTGTCCGGGTTCCTGGTGGGGGATGTATAATGGATTAAGAAATGTATATTCAGAGAATGAATTAACAGATAGGGAAGCTCTTAATTTGGCAAAACAAGATATAAAAAATACCACAGGTTTTAAGAATTGTTCAGCAACTCTATTGGTAAAGTATAAATTATCAATAGAATCAGTAAAGGCATATCCAGATATAACAAAAATCCCTTTTTCAGAGCCAATTAAAATGCCTAGAAAGATAGGTTTAGATTAAAATGCGGAACCAAATGCGCCAAATCCATCATTAGCAGCCATGGGAACCATAGGAGGAGGAGGAAGCTCAGCGTCTTGTAAACCATCACTTCCACCATTATTGTAAATATTGTTAGATGTAGCTTGATTTTGTGGAGGAAGCATTTGAGTAGGACTAGTCATAGCATTATGAGAGCCTAAATAATCCGCACGACTGGGTGAATGTGTAGGCATACCTGCTCTAGAAATAGGTTGAGAGACCTTAACAACAGAAGGGTCTTTCTTTTTCTTTTTTTCTTCGGGTTTTTTACCGTCCCAAATATCTTTTAATCTATTCATTAAAATTTTAGTTTTCTCTCCAATTTTTGTATGACTATCGTAACTTAATGCCAGAAGCAATAAAATAATGCTAAATAAATTCATATCACCGAAGGCTCTTCCACTATAAGTTGGAACGAAAGTAACAAGTCTATGAATTAAAAAGAATCCAGCTAAAAGAAGTAGAACTTGTCCAATAATTTCAGCTAGTATTTCTAAATTACTTTTACTCTCATCAACTTCAGGAATAACGGAATCAACAACATAATTATATAATCCCATAGGTAATATTGCTAAAAGTGCGTATTGACCAGTATTTAAAAGTTCGCATTTAGTATCATTATCGAAATTAAATACATGTTTTATAAATGAATTATTAACAACTTTTGATGAAGTATCTTCTTCCATATGAATTATAAAAAGAAATTAAAAATAGCCTTATTAGAATATATATATATATTGTAATGAGTAGAGTATTTCAGGAAAATCAATATTTAAAATTAATAAAAAATATTATAAAAAAAGGAGCAAAAGAAGTTGGTAGAAATGGAACAACCTATACACAAATAGGTGGAATGATGCGTTTTTCTTTAGAAAATAATAAAATACCATTAATGACTACGAAAAAGTTGGCATGGGGTGTATGTCTAAAGGAATTACTTTGGTTTATAAGAGGAGATACAGATAATAAACTTTTACAAAATGAAAATGTAAAAATATGGAATGGAAATGCGACAAGAGAATTTTTAGATTCTAGAGGATTAGAACATTTAGAGGAGAATGATTTGGGACCGGTTTATGGTCATCAATGGAGATTTTGGAATGCTAAATATGGAACAAGTGATAATAATTATAATGGTATGGGTATAGACCAATTACAAGGAATAATAAATGAAATAAATATTTGTAAAGAAAGAAAAGAAAATTCAAGACGTATGATAATGTCAGCTTGGAATCCGGAACAAATAAATGAAATGGCACTACCACCTTGTCATGTATTGTCGCAATTTCATATAACAGAAGGTAATAAATTAAGTTGTTCATTATATCAGAGAAGTGGAGATATGGGATTAGGTGTGCCTTTCAATATAGCATCTTATTCATTTTTAACACATTTATTAGCAAAACATTGTGATTTGGAAGCAGGAGATTTTATACATTTTATAGGAAATATGCATATATATGATGATCATATAGCAGTATTGGAAGAACAAATAAAAAAAAGACCATATGAATTTCCAAAGTTAAATATATTACAAAAAAGAGAGGATATCAATGAATATAAATTTAATGATTTTGAAATAAAAAATTATAAATATCATAAACAGTTAAAAATGAAAATGCGTGTATAAGAAAAAATATAAATATATTTAAATTTTATAAATGAATAGAATTGAAAGAAGAGTAGCTGGTGCTGGAGGTCCTAGACCAGGAGCAGCGGTATGTGAGCCAGGACAACCAGCAAATAATCAAAGACGAGGAATGTTAGGAGGAGGTTTACTATCAACAAGAATGAATACAAGAAATTCAACATCAAGAATGTATAATAGAAATACAATATCAAAATCAAATGATATTCCAGGACTTAGAAATTTAAAGAATCATGATAATAAAATAACTCGTCTTGAAAGAAAAATGGAACAAATAGAAGAATCATATGCATTAAATTTATCAGAGATGGAGAGAAAACTTAGAATACAGGAAAATAAAATATCATTAGTAACAGATACATATCAAAAAACAATGAAACAAATGCAGCAATATATAACTGAACTAAAAAATAAAATAAACGAATTAGAAAAACCAAAAGTTAAAGTTCCTGCTGAAAATATAAGAAAGATAGAAGAAATAGTAGAAAATAAAATTACTTTAGAGATACAAGAGAAAGATAAATAGAATTATAAAATTGAAATAATATAAAAACATTTGTTTTGTATTATTAATAATTAATATGAACATTGAACTAAGAAACTCGCGAAAGGTAAATCAGTTTTCAAGTATTATGAAAAATTTAAAAAATTTTAGTCAAGATATAGAATTTATAGTAAGTGAAGATGGTATTTATACTCAAGGTATGGATGGTGCTCATTGTTGTTTGTTTGAATTAATTTTAAAGTCGGATTGGTTTGATGAATTTAAAACTGACAAACAATATACTCTAGGATTAAATTGTGAGTTACTAGCAAAAGTATTGAATTGTTTGGAACAAAATCAAATTATTAAAATTAGTTACAGTGAAGATAGAGATAATTTACTTATTACATTGTCACCAAATGAAGGAAAAAATTCAATAGTTAAAGTATTTCAGTTGCCTTTGATTGATATTGAAAGTAATATACTAGAGATTCCAGATGCGGATTATGCGGCAGATATTGAAATGAATTCTGATGATTTTGGAAGATTAATAGACCAAATAAGTATATTTGGAAAGGAGATATTATTTGAATTAAATGATGAAGTTATTAAGGTTACAGGTAAGGGTGATAATGGTTCAATGAATGCGGTAATAAAGGAGGATGATATATTATTATATGCGATAGAAGAAGATACAGATTTATCATTAGAATTTGCTGTAAATTATATTACAATGATGACGACTTTTGTAAGATTAAATAGTAAAATTCAAATTCATTTTAGTAAGGATATGCCAATGAAAATTCAATATGGGTTAGATGATTTTATGGATGATGATGATGATGATGATGATGATGAAAGTAATAAAGATAAAAATTTCATTAGGCTGTTTTTAGCACCCAAATTAGTGGATTAATATATAAATCTATAGTAGTAACTACCATACATAAGAGGTAAATAAAAAGCTAAAATAATATATGTCATCTTAGTCTGATTTTTTTTTGTAATTTCATAATCAAATGCTTCTAAAAAGATGTTTGTAATATTATCATTTTTATCCCCAGTTAGTTTATATTCTAAGCCTGATAAAAAACATCCTTGAAGAATAAATATTAATATACCAGCAATAGTTCCACCTATTAATGCTGTAGTGGCAATATACACATTACATAAAATAACAGCAGCTAAAGTTCCAATAGGTGCGGTATAATGCCAGGCTTTAACCCATGGACCTAAAGTTTTGTTTTTTATTTTTGAATTATCACATATTTTAAATAAAATATCTACTAATAAATTTCGTGCTATTTTTCTAGGAGAAATTTTTTGATTCATTGTATATAAATTACGTTTATTTAAAAAAAATAAAAAATACATAATATTTAATGAAAAATAAAACTAGAAAAAAAAGAAAAGTAAAAAGAAAAAAGATAATAAATAAAAAAAAAATAGTGAAAAAAGAAACATTATTAGAAACATTTAAAAAACATAAAGTAGTTTTAATAACAATAGTTGTTAGTTCATTTATAATGAGTAAGCGTTTAAATAAAAATATATTTAATTTATTATTTTCATTTTTTTTTGCTAGTTTTATAGGTTATATAATTCATATATTATCTCATTTAGTT